CCTGCACGATTACGATAGCACCGAATACTATGAAAAGGGTGCAGATTATTGAAAATGCTACATCAGGTTCTCAATCAATAATTATCTCACAAGGTTCAGGAGCTAATGTAACTATACCAACAGGACGAGTAAGTGTTGTTTATTTAGATGGAGCAGGATCAGGAGCGGCAGTAGTAAATGCTTTTACTGATTTAGATTTAGCAGGAACACTTAGTATTGCGGGAGCAGTAGCCGCAGCTACCGACATGACTGTAGGGGATGATTTAACTTTATCCTCAGACGCAGGTGTTTTAGGTTTTGGTGCAGACACTGATGTAACACTAACACACGTAGCCGATACAGGTTTATTATTAAACAGCACAAGACAATTACAATTTGGTGATTCTGGTACATACATACACCAATCAGCAGACGGAGTATTAGACCTAGTATCTGATACAGAAATAGAAATAAACGCTACCACTATTGATATAAACGGTGCTGTAGATATTTCAGGCAATGCTTTAGTAAGCGGTGAAGTACAAACAGCTAATATAGGCTATACAGATGGCGATAACGCTATAACGATTGCTGATGGTGGGGGTATTACTGCAGCTAATGGTATTACTTCTACAGCAGCAGCTAATACTTTGGGAGCTACATCATTTAACGATGCCGATATAACTAATGTCGGTGACATACAACTAGATTCAATTACAGGAGATGGCGATACTAATACATCTATTACCTTTAGTGGCTCTGATGTTATAACTGTTGCTACAGGCGGTTCAACTTCTTTTACTGTTAATGCTGACCAAACAACTTCTTTTTCTGCTGGTGCAACAATTACAGTAGCAGACAACTCTGACAACCTAACACTTACATCTACAGATGCAGATGCTAATGTTGGACCTAATCTTAATTTATATAGAAATTCAGGCTCACCTGCTGATGATGACGTTACAGGAGTTATTACCTTTAATGGTCGTAATGACAATTCACAAGATGTTATTTATGCAAGACAACTTTCTTACATTAAAGATGCTTCCGATGGAACTGAAGATGGTCAATTAACACTACAAACTATGGTTGCTGGAACAATCAGAGACAGACTAAACATTACACCTGCTGAAATAGTTTTAAATGAAGATTCAGTAGATGTAGATTTCCGTGTTGAATCTAACGGCAACACTAACATGATATTTGTCGATGCTGGTAATGACCATGTAAATATCGGAACATCTACTGATCTTGGTGGGGTGCTCAATGTTCATTCGGATGACAATACTGATACTTTAGTTGCTTATTCATCTGATGCAGACAGTAACGAAGGTCCTGTAGTCAGACTATGGAGAAACTCTGCAAGTCCTGCTGATGGTGATAATATAGGATATCTGTATTATACTGGAGAAAATAGTGCCGATGAAAAAATAAATTATGTAGAACTTCTTGGTTCTATAGAAGATGTTACTAATGCTACAGAAGATGGTGTCTTTAATATTCAGACTATGGTGGCTGGAACTGCGAGGTCAAGAATCCTAGTAGACTCTACTGGAATAGTGCTTAATGATGCTTCTCAAGACCTAGACTTCCGAGTTGAATCTAACGGCAATGCCAATATGTTCTTTGTTGATGCTTACAATGACAAAGTAGGAGTGGGAACTAACTCTCCTAGCGGCACAATGGAAATCAGAATGACTCATACTGAGACAGATGTAACCACTGCTAACTCTAATGAAACTTTAGTGCTTGGAAATACTGGTGCGGGAGATGGTATTTATAACGCACTTAGGTTTGGTGGTAATCAACAAGATATGTACATCATGTCTTTTAATGATAGTACACAAGCAGATAGAAGATTAGGGTTTTTTGTAGGTAGTGTTGCGGGTGATGCTGCTGGTGATGAAAGATTTACCATTCTGGGTAATGGGTTCCTTGGAATAAACAATACTGCCCCAGAATCAGTAAGTGGTGCTGCGGGACCAGTTTTAAGAATGTCAGGTTCAAACCCAGAAATAGTATTTGATGATACTAATGGTACAGCTAATCAATTAGGTCTTTACTATTTAAACTACACTTTACAGTTCCACTCACCTCAAAAAAGTGGTGGAGCAGGTTCAGCAATGTCTGTAAACGTTCAAAGTGGAAATGTCAACGTTGCAGGGGCTTTATCTAAAGGTTCAGGCTCGTTCAGAATTGACCATCCCTTAGAAGCTAAAAAAGACACTCACAATCTTATTCATTCATTTATTGAAGGACCACAAGCTGATTTAATCTATAGAGGTAAGGTCAACTTGGTGGATGGAGCTGCAACAGTTAATTTAGATGTTGCATCGGGCATGACAGAAGGCACTTTCGTCCTTTTAAATACAAACACACAATGCTTTACAAGTAACGAATCGGGGTGGACTGCTGTAAAAGGTTCTGTCTCTGGAAACACATTGACAATTACTTCAGAAGTATCTTGCACAGACACTATTTCATGGATGGTTGTTGGTGAAAGACATGACCAACATATGAAAGATACTGATTGGACTGATTCAAATGGTAAAGTAATAGTAGAACCACTAAAAGAAGAAGAATAATATGGCTAACGAGCTTTTACCAGAATAGATTTTTAAACCAACCACACCGACAAGTGTGCATAAAACCAAAGGAGTAATTTATGGATAATAAAGAAACTGTCAAACAAGAAGAAAATAAAGCGATTATAGGGGATAAAGAAATCTTAGAGTCAGAAATGACTCCTGAACAACAATATCTTGCTAAACAAATAACTGATTTAAGAAACAAAAAAGCAAAAATAACTTTTGATTTAGATCAAATTGAAGCTGCTTTAAATGTTTTTCAAAACACTTTTATAAAGTCTACACAAGAAGTAGCTGATGAAGTGCTGAAAGACGAAAAAACATAGGAGAAAAAATGATAGCAGAAATAATCATGTGGATTACAACAATCGTAACTGTTTCAAGTTTGATTGCTGCAAGCACCCCCACACCTAAAGATGATGTATGGATTGGCAAACTATATAAGTTTGTTGATTTACTAGCTTTAAACATAGGTAAAGCAAAGGAGAAATAATGCCTACCGTAAAGGACGCATTAGCAGAACTTAACGCACATGAAAGAGAATGTGCTATTCGTTATGAGTATATTGAAAAAAGACTTGAAGAAGGTTCTGCAAAGTTTAAAAGACTAGAAATGCTTCTTTGGGGTATATATCCATTTATAGTAGGATCAATCATCCTGACTAAGTTTTTATAGGGGGAATAAATGCCTCTGCAAAAGCTTTTATTTAAACCAGGAATAAATAAAGAAGGAACCGCTTACTCCAACGAGGGAGGGTGGTTTAATTCTAATTTAGTACGTTTTCGTAAAGGTTTACCAGAAAAAATAGGTGGATGGATAAAAGCTAGTTCTAATTCGTTTAAAGCAACAGGTAGAGCACTGCATGCTTGGGTAGATTTAGACGGGACTCGATATCTTGGATTAGGGACTACTTGGAAATATTACGTATTAGACGGCACGGTTTTTAATGACATAACTCCAATACGTGCCACAACCACTAACGGTATTACATTTGCAGCGACTGATGGTTCTGCCACTATCACAGCAACTGATTCAAGTCATGGAGCAGTTGCAGGAGATTTTGTAACTATTTCAGGAGCGGTAAGTTTAGGTGGCAATATCACTGCTACTGTTTTAAATCAAGAATATCAAATCGTTTCAGTACCTACTGCAAACACATATACTTTTACAGCAACTGCAACCGCCAACGCTAGTGATAGCGGTAATGGTGGTTCAGGGGTTGACGGTGCTTATCAGTTAAATGTTGGTCTAGATGTTTATGTTCCTTCTACGGGTTGGGGTTCTGATTATTGGGGAGCAGGAACTTGGGGTAGTGTCTCTGCTTTAGGTTCTACTAACCAGTTACGTCTTTGGTCGCATGACAATTACGGTGAAGATTTAATAATTAATGCTCGTGGTTCTGGTATTTTTTACTGGGACGAAAGTGAGGGTACTGACGATAGAGCAGTAGCTTTATCTGCTCTTACAGGAGCAAATCTAACACCTACATTAGCACTACAAGTTATGGTTTCGGATGTTGATAGACACGTTATTTGTTTCGGTGCAGATCCTTTAAATGATTCAGGAACCGCTAGAACAGGATCAATAGACCCAATGTTTATTGCGTGGAGTGATCAAGAAAACGTAGTGGAATGGGAACCATTACCAACAAATACGGCAGGCTCTTTTAGATTATCCGCAGGTTCTGCAATAATTGGTGCAGTAAGATCGAGACAAGAAACTTTAGTTTGGACAGATACTTCTCTCTATTCAATGACTTTTGTAGGTCAACCTTTTACTTTTTCAGTTAATTTAGTTAATGAAGGTGTAGGTCTTGTTGGACCTAACGCTATGGTAAACACTCCTAAAGGTGTGTTCTGGATGGATAAAAAAGGGTTCTATACCTACACAGGACAAGTTCAAGAGTTACCGTGTTCGGTAACTGATTATGTTTTTAGCGATATTAACCAAACCCAAAGTTATCAAATATTTGGTTTCGTTAATAAAGCTTTTGATGAAGTTGGCTGGTTTTACTGTTCAGAAGATGAAACAGTTATAGATAAATACGTTACGTATAATTACGAAGAAAATATTTGGATGATCGGAGAACTTTCAAGAACTTGTTGGTTGGATGAGGGTATTTTCCCAGACCCTAAAGCAACTAGTTCTTCAAGTAATGTTGGTTATTTATATAACCATGAATCAGGCGTCGATAACGACGGTGCGGCTATGACTGGTGTGTTTATAGAATCTAGTGATTTTGATTTAGGAGAAGGAGACGAGTATCAATTTATTAGTAAAGTTATTCCTGATATTAAATTTATAGGAGACGCTTCTACAGGAGCCAATGGACAAACATTAGATATTGTATTAAAAAGAAGAAACTATCCTGGAGAAGATTTAACCACAGCAGTAACGGGGGCTTGTACTTCAGTTACCACTAAAATAGATACAAGAGTCAGAGGAAGACAAGCTGTATTAAGACTTCAGTCTAATGATACAGACACAACGGTGATTGGGATGAGTTTTAGAGCAGGAGCTACCCGTATAGAAACTCAACCAGACGGTAAAAGGTAATGGCTAAATTATTAGAAACAAAACTTCCTGTAGCTATAGGACCGATTGAACCTGCGTTATTTAACCGTTTAGTTAGAGTATTAGAATTAAGTTTAAATAAGGTTGATGTAAATTCAACTGTAAATGTTAATGAAACAGAAAGAAATTTAAACCAATTTAATACTGGAGACATTATTTGGAATTTAGCGACCAAACAATTACAACTATGGACAGGAACCGTATGGGTAGATATATACAAGGGCTCAGAAAACGGGGTAGAGGGTATTTCTCAATTAGGACAAGTAAGTGTTTCGACTGGTGGAGATATAACAATAGAACTAGGGGACATAGCTTCTGGCTACGGAACCGAAAGCTGGTACACGTAAGGAGACGCGTTATGGATATGAAAAAACTACAAGAAGAATTAACTTTTGACGAAGGGTGTATCGATAAAATATACCTTGATCATTTAGGCTATCCAACGTTTGGTATTGGTCATTTAATATTAGAAACAGATCCTGAACAGGGACAAGATGTAGATACTCCTGTATCTGAAGAAAGAATAACTGAATGTTTTGAAAAAGACATACAAAACGTTATAAACGATTTAGATAGAAATATTATTTGGTGGAAAGATTTACCTGAAGATTTACAAAGAGTTATGGCAAATATGTGTTTTAATTTAGGCATAACTAGGTTATTAAAATTTAAAAAGTTTTTGGCTGCGATGGAAGAACATAATTGGGATAAAGCAGCAGTTGAAATGTTAGATAGTCGTTGGGCGAAACAAGTTGGTCCAAGGGCAATACGATTAAAAGATAGAGTTTTAGCAGGAGAACATAATGTATGAATACGGTTGTACGGTTGAAAGAGTTGTTGATGGGGACACTATTGATGTTGTTTTGGATCTTGGGTTTGACATTAGGTTTAAGTCTCGTGTTCGTCTATATGGTATTGATACTCCCGAGTCACGTACTCGTGACAAAGATGAGAAGGTTAGAGGAAAAATGGCTTCGGCTTACTTAAAAGAAGCGGTAGACAACGGTACTAAAGTCG